AACATTCGCCTCTTGATGACCTCCCCTTCTTCCGGTGTCGTGATGAACATGCGAGCGCGTGCACTGGCGACGCAAACGGCCGCTAAGCGCAGGCTCAACGCCAACCCGAGGCGTATCGACACAGGACTGCTGGTCAACTCTATCGAGATTCGGGAGTACACCCGAGGTGATGGTATTGTTGAGCGGATCGGTACCGATGTCGAATACGCCAACTACGTACACCAGGGCACTCGGTACATGGAAGCCAACCCGTTCCTGGTTGACGGTTTGCGGGAAGGCTTCGCACAGTTTTCCTAGAAAGGTGACAACATGACTCGCAAGAGCTTTACCACGCGCAAGGACCGCATCGACTTCGATATCGATGAAGAGGTGTTCTACCTCAGGCCGAACGTTTCCGCTGGTCAGATGTTCAACGTCTCGTCCCTGAAGGGCAAGATGGACGCGGCGATGGGTGACCCCGACAGCAATGCGGGCACTGTCCTCATGAAGGAACTGTCGCAGGTATTCGAAGAAGAGTCGTTCACCAGGTTCGAAAAACGATTCTGGGGTGAGTACGGACCCATCGATATCCAGACGTTCAACGACATCATCGAATGGATCTTCGGCGAAGCCCTGGGAAAAGACCCTACCCCGCAGTCCTAGCGCTATCAGACTTCATTCTCAGTGATGAGGTGTGGCAGTCTTTCGACGGATGGTGTGCTTCTAGGTCGGTTGAACATGAGGACTTGCGGTGGGATCGTTGGCTGAATCTCGCCTACTTCTTCGCCACGCGCAACGCCTCGAAAGAAGACAAGGACAAATTCGATGCGGCTATCGCCGAGAGAGTAGCAGAGTGGAACATGCAGAAAGTCAAGCCGGTCCTTGCTAAGGCGCTCAGCGCTCCGAAGGACGCGAAGCCGGAGCGCAAGCGCGCACCCAAGCCCGCATGGTACGGGGACGACAAGACGAACACCTTCAACTCGAAAGCTGCGATGGCCACCCTTACCGCTCCGGGAGTGAGCGGCAGGAAGCGCGGGAAATAGGCGGTACACTATGAGCGCACACTAACGGGGGTTGAGGTGCGGTAATGGCAGGTCCGCTCGATGAAGCGTTTGTAGAGATCACCGCCGAGCTTGACGTGAGTCAAGTTCGGCGGGCGGCTCGCAACGCCAGCCGCACCGTTGAACGCTCACTTACCGATGGCGTCGACCGTGCTGAACGGTCGATCTCACGCGGTATCGGGCGTGTCGGATCGCAGTCCGGCCAGGAGTTCGGTGAAGGGTTCGGGTCCGGACTGAGCGGCACCCTGTCCTCTATCGCCGATATCAAGCTCCCCGTCCCCGCCTTCGCGGCCCTGGGCCTTGCGCTCAGCTCAGCGGCGGCGGCTGCTGTCCAGTTCGCCGCAGCTCTCGCCCCCGCAGTGGGAATCGTAGCGACGCTACCCTCTGGTATCGGTGTACTTGCGGCAGGAATGTCGACACTACGCGTTGCCACGCTGGGCGTAGGCGACGCTTTCTCCGCAGCCGCTACAGGCAGCGCGGAAGAGTTCAACGAGGCCATTGAAGGAATGGCACCCGCTGTGCAAGAGGCCGCACAGGCCATCCGAGACCTTATGCCGCAACTGGAAGAGCTGCGCAACTCGGTACAGAGCGCATTCTTCCAAGACTTCGATGATGTCCTGAACTCTCTGGCCGAAACCCTGCTCGGCCCAGTCACCGAAGGTATGACCGCTGTCGCTGCCGAAGCCAACGGCATCATCACGAGCCTCGCCGGTGTAGCGACATCGGCTCAGGGTATCCAATTCGTGAATCAGAGCTTCGAAATCATGGAGACGATTCTCGCCAGAATGCGGGAGCCATTGGCCGCCTTGTTCAGTGCGTTTCTGAACGTCGGCACAGCGCTGAACGAAGCGTTCGGGGAGAGCGCGGGCCAAGGCATCGCCGACGTGACAACACGGTTCGCTGAGTTCCTGAACCAGGCCGCCGACTCCGGGCAAGCAGTGGCGTGGGTGAGCGACGCATTGGACGTGTTCCAGGCGATCGGCAACATTTTGTCGCCAATCGTCGGGATCATCGGATCGATCGGCGACGCGGCTACCGCCACCGGCGGCAACATCCTCGGGGCGTTCGGGGCCGCGCTCCAGTCCGTGGACGATTTCTTGGCCTCAGCGCAGGGCCAAGAGGCGTTGGTCGCTGTCTTCGAAGCGCTGAACCGGGTCGGCGACGCTTTCGGCGATGTGTTGCTGGGTCTCGCACCTGCGATCGTGCCGCTGGTCAGCGGCCTGTCCGATATCTTCGATGTCGTGGCTCCGCTACTGGGTCCGCTGGCGGAGCTCGTCGGCTCGGTCCTAGCCGCGCTAGCGCCGGTACTCACCACTGTCGCATCGGCGATTCAGCCCATTATCGAACCGCTCACTAAGATCATTGAACTCCTCGGCCCTATCCTGATAGGGGCCATTGAAACGGCGTTGCCGATCATTGAGGCGCTGGCGGAACTGCTCGGCGCGCAACTCGCAGTGCGCCTAGGGGTCATCGGCACAGTATTGGAAGTACTGTCACCGCTATTCAACGCACTGTTTGCAGCGCTGACACCGATCATTGAGGCGCTGGCACCGCTGCTCGAACTGTTCTCACAGGTTGCGGGGATCATCGGGACCATTCTCGTCCCCATCATTCAGGTGCTGGGCGCTATTCTGCTGTGGGTTGTCGAAAGCATTATCGTCCCCATTCTGGTCCCCGCAGTCGAACTTCTTGCCACTATACTGAGCGTGCTACTCACCGGCGCTATTAGTCACCTAGTTACCTCATTCCAGGTCGCGTGGAACGTACTCGGAGCGCTGTTCGTCTGGCTGAAAGACCGACTCGTGCAGAACGTCCAGGGTATGGTCGCAGGCTGGAACGCATTGGTAGGTGCATTCCGGGCAGGTTGGAACGCCATCAAGAACAACGTGTTCACGCCGATCGGCAACGGGATCAATGCTGTTAAAAACACCATTTCAAACGCGCTCGGCAGTATCAAAAGCGGATGGAACTCATTCGTCACATTCGTCAAGGGCATTCCCGGCAGAATCAGCGGATCGCTGTCCAGCATGTTCTCACCGCTGGCTTCGGGGTTCAAATCGGCTATCAACTCGATCATCGCAGGATGGAACGGACTTTCATTCACACTGCCGTCCATCGACCTCGGACCGCTGGGTTCTACCCCCAGCGTCACCGTGTCGACGCCGAATATCCCGTATCTCGCACAGGGTGGTCTCGCCACCGGTCCGACCCTGGCGATGATCGGTGAAGGCGGAAGAGATGAAGCAATCCTCCCGCTGGGCGATCCCAGAGTAACAGGGCTGCTCGCGTCGGCCTTGAGCCGCGCTGGAGCCAACAACCAGGGCGATGCCGGAGCGAATGGTGGTGGAATCAACGCCACCGGGATGAGTGGCGACAACTACTTTACCGTGCGGATCGGTGAACGAGAGTTGACCGATATCGTCGTGGAGAAGCAGAACGAGATGAATCAGAGACAGCTCCGACGAGCCCGCGCGGGAACCGGAAGGCGTTCATAGTGGCTACATTGACAGCGCAGTACTTTCCCGACCTGGGGCGCGTCAGGCTGACGCTAGGTGCTCCGGTCATGAACGTCGAATACACCTTGCAGCGCTCCACAGATGGTGGCGTGACATGGGTCAATGTGCGCGGCGGCTCGGCGATGGGCACGCAGAGCGTCACCGTTGTCGATGATTACGAGTACGTACCGAACCAGCGAAACGACTACAGGGTGCTTGCCCCTGTGTTCTATGAGTCGTTCAACCGCGAATATCCTTCGGGAACCACCCTGGAGACGACGGGGAGTGCCACTAGCTACGCTTCTACCCCCGACGCTGCGGCACTGGACATCGTAGGGGATATCGACATCCGCGCGGACATCGAACCAGCACAATGGCCGCCCGCGTCCGACGCCACGTTGGTGTCCAAATACATGGACGCCACCAACAACCGCAGCTATCGCCTTGACGTGATGTCCACGGGCAGGCTCCGCGTCACCTGGTCAACGACCGGCGTCAACGCCTTCTCTATCGTCTCGTCCATTCCGTTGGACATTGTCGGTGGAGAGCGCATCTCCGTACGCGTTGCGTTCGATGTGAACGATGGCGCAGGCGGGCGTGCCGCGACGTTCTACACCGCTCCCGGTGCCACATCCCTGAACGGCCCCTGGACACAGCTGGGCACAACGCAGACGCAAGCGGGAACGACTTCGATATTCTCCGGTACCGCTGCGATGGAAGTCGGATCGCGGAACGGCGGCGTTACCACCCTATTCATGGGCAATACCTACCACGTGCAGGTGCGAAACGGCATCGCCGGTGCGATCGTCGCCAACCCGATCTTCTCAGCCCAACCTGCCGGAACTGTCGTCTTCGTTGACTCGGCGGGGCGCACGTGGACCGTGCAGCCCGGAGCGTCGATCATCACCGTCTCCCCTGTTCCTGGCATCGACTGGGGCACTACCGACACCGGTCAGACCTGGACGCTTGGCAGTTCGTCGGCCGGTTTCAGCATGTACGTGGACAACGGCGTAGGCGTGATCGCCAGCGCTTCTCCTTCGGGGCAGACTGCGGAAGTGGTGGCAGGTCCCGTACCGGGGCTCACTGACGGTGATATCACGTGGTCGGCTATCTACCCGGA